TTACGAATGGACTCCCAATCTGACATCTGAAGTATTTGGTCATACGTTAAAATTCTACCAGAGATTTGTTTCATATTGTCGCCATCTGCCTCGTGCAGTTCGGCTATAGCTTCTTCTCTTAGTGAATGTATTACAGAAATAAACACAGCAAAGTGTTCATTGTGCTGTAAAAATTTAAGGGCTTCTTCTAGACTCATTGATTAATACCTTGTGTTTGCATTCCACCCATAGATGTAGGTTGTGTACCCACTTTACCTATTTGAGCATTTTGTGCTTGCTGTTGAATAAAGGTATATTGACCAATGTATTTCTGTAACCTAGCTTGGAAAGCTTCATCAGTCTGCGCTCTTTGTGCAATATCTGGTTGCTTAACATAGTTTTGTATTACTTGCATTGCAACTTGCGCACCATTTGGTCTAGCAGGCATTTCAATACCCGCAAAAATCTTAGCTAAGTCATCGGTAACATCTTGCATCATCTTATCTGCTGCTTGTTTACCTTCTTGCAAAATACTATCTGCCATTACAGGGTCAATAGAATTAGCTACAGTTTCTAGTAAAGCATCCATATTGATTCTGCCAGAACGGTCTAACTGAGTAAGTGACACTAAAGAGTTTAGTTTTTTCTCTTGTGTATCCTTGTCAGTATTCAATACATCATAAGATACTACAATATCATAGTCTTCGTTTGCGTCTCCTTTAGAAAATTTCATAGGGTCTGGGCTACCAGTAACCTTAAAGAAAACTTCGTCTGGTCCAAAACGCTGAAAGCACTTCCAAGTCATCTGTAATACTTCTGCAGCGTGATTTAAGAACTTGTCTATTAAAAATTGTCTACGTATAGGAGCTAGTGGATTTTCGAAATCTAATCCTACTAAAGCATCTGCCTGTTCCTCTAAGGTTCTTTCTATTTCTATAGAACCTGTTGGTGATGGTGGTGTAGGTGCAAAATCTAAATCTCCTTTTCTTCTGTAAGGAATCATTCTGCCTGGACCCCAATCTGTTGGTGCTTGTCCTACTGGATGCAATATCGGAGGTAATGTAGCTAAACTATTTCTATCTATTCTAGAGTCACGTTCTACCTTTACTTGGTTTTGTATACCACGCAGAACATCTGGAATAGTCATTGTGTCGTAAAGTCTTTTAGAATCTTCAGATAGTTTAGTAACTACTACAGGGTAATCTTCATATCCATTAAGTAATTCAAACTTAGCAAATGCAGGACTGTCATCTCCTCCACTATAATCTTTATGGAAGACTGTACAGTAAATACCTTCTGAGCCATCCTCTTCGTCGAATAATCTTTGATAACCATAAACGATTTCAATTAAATCATCTGATTCATAAATAGTATCACTTACATTGTTTGACCTTCTGCCTTCTTGCTCGTTCTCAATAGAATTAATATTAATACCTCTGTATCGTTCTATCATTACGTCTACAAAATCTTGGTCCCAACCGTCTGTTACTACCTTGTTCTCTAGTTCCTGTGCCGTGTAGTAAGTACGCCAAAAACAATATGGCGCTCTTTGTGGGTCTGTTACATAGCTAGGAAAGAAAAAGTCTCCATCGGGTGCAAGTGTTTTTACTTCAGGAGCATCTACTTGTCTTTTAACTGTAGGCAATTCTGCTTTACCAAACTCTCTTAAATCCTCAATAGCTTTTTTAGCTCTGCTATTGTTTACACCCGGAAACGCATTAATCAATAGTTCTTCTATTCCTTCGGTTTCACTAGCATCTGCAATCATTTGTGCTACATCAGGAGCAATGTTTGCAATTTGTTCTAAGTCTAGTTGTTGTAAAAACTTTCTATCTTCTCTTTGCCAACCTACATAAGTAACAAGAATACCACGTTCTAATAAATAATTAGCACCTAGTTCCATTTCTTTTTTAAATCTAGGGATATATCCACTAGAAATCATCCACTTTAAAAAGTTTCCAATTACTCTACTTCTGGGAATATCACTTGTTTCTGTAGGAAATGCTCTAACATTTGCTCTTGAAACAGCTGACATAAACATAGATACAAGTCTAGTTATACGTTCATCGATAACATGGGACTCAATATCCGATGCACCTTCCCAAGGAAAAGCATCTGCACCGTGCTTGCGGTGGTCGCGGCTTTTCCCTGCCCACCAATTACGCCTATCATCATAACTTGTTCTGCATAAGTCAAAATAATATTCTAGGTCGGATATAGTTTTACTGTATGCCCAACGCAAGGTTTTTACGTCTGGCGTTTTACTTACGTAAGTAAGTGCTTTAGAGACTTCTGTTTCTTCCATTGCGCAGAATTATAACACATTAATCAATACTAGGAGGTTGTACCCATTTAAATTTAGGTTCTTCTTCCTTGTTGTCTACTTCTATATAAACATACTTGCCAACTGCACTTTCTCCTTGCATTCGTTTTGGCATTATAATTGGTACCTTGCGAAGCATTTCTTTTATGTAAACATAAGAAAATTTAGGATTAGGGCAAACAGATAACACTCTTCCTCTGTATACTTGTGCTACAGGGATAGATGTATCCATTATATCTTGTCCTTCTTCGTTTATCCAAGTATTCTTGCCACGTCCTGTGACCATATCTTCTTCAAGATGCAATGAAGATATTTCTAATGCTTTTTCAAAAGAAATCCCCATTTCATCTGCTATATCTTTTAGTTTTCGTTTAGGCATTAATATCCTCCTTTAGCTTTTCGGGTTGTAGTTAAGTCTTGATTGTTTACGTGGTCGGGACCTTCGCCACCGTTTGCCATTCGTAAATATCTCAAGACATCAAAAAAGTCCTTTAGTGCTTCGTCTGCTTTACCTCTAGCGTTGTAGTTAATAATGCTGTCTATAAGATTACCGCAGTCTTCGTGAATATAGCACAAGGGTCTATTGGCATTATCTATTTCTACATCAGGATTATAATTAAACCAATCATCTAGGGCAGAGATACCCATATCTTCACCTCTGCCATCAGATGGCACGAAATCCATACCATAGTCGCTGAATGTAGTAAACAAGTCATCATTGTTCTCATTCTCCCTAGCAAAATACCTAGAGTCACCTATTCGCTCAAATACTTTAATGCCTAGGTCGGATTCTATGTCTCTGAATAATTCTACATATCCTTCAACATTATATCCAATCTTTTTAGATGCTGGTCCATATCTCCATTTTGGGTCGCCAAAAACAGCCCACTCTCCGTATGAGCCTCTATCAGGGAATTCCCTGGAAATAAAGACTCGTCCTTCTTTATCAACTGAAGCCCATATCGCAGTATAGTTTCTTGCTCCTGCGGGGTCGACCACACAATAATTAGTAAATCGTTGTCTATCTTTAATATTTGGGAAGGTGTGTCCATATTTATTGGGGGTTTCTGATAATACATTAACTTCGGTATTAAACAATGGCAATAGGCTAGTCATTGATTTAACTGGCATTCCATATGCTCTTACCATAATTTCTTCTTCTGGTCTGCCTTTAAGGTCTTTGGCTATACGCTCATAACCACCAAAAGGGTTTTCATCAGAATGTAAATAAATAATACTTGCATCTCTCTCTGTGCTATACTGTTTTACTGGCAATGCTCTATCTAATAACTTCGCTTCTCGTGTTTCTAATGTTTCTGCTCCTCGTAGGTACTCATTTATAAATGGTGTGTACCCATCAATAGGCGTAAAGCCTATCAGTAACTTAGAGTTTCGAGTCGCAAGACGAAATCGCAAGGTGTTCACTAGGGTCGCATCGCCCAGGTACTCATCAAGCCAAGCACCAATGTTAGTGCCTTGAGGGTTCTTGAAGCCGAACTCAAAACCTTCCAAGATGGTCTGATTGTTACTGAACTGCGTATATGTCTTGAAGTCTACCCTAGTCTTGGTGTCTGGGAAGATAAAGCTCTGCCCTGTAAATCCATTCTGCATAGAGTAATTGATGTAACCCTCTGTACTCTTTGTCTTTCTTCTGAACTCCTTCGGCATCATATCCCATACAGCTTTCTGCTGAATCTTGATACTTGTATCTATGTTCTGCGAAAAACAAATAACGTGTCCATCTTGATTCTCGGTAACTGCCTTCATCAGCAGTTTCGCGCACCCAGTCGTCTTGCCGCTTCGGTTTCCACCGAGAACGAGGCACTCATTGTACTCGGCTAAACCTTCGTACATTCGCTTCCAACCATTTAAATCAAACCCATATCTGATAGGGTCTTCCTCCGAGGCACGAATGCGACCTTCATAAGCATTGTACAAATCCCGCAATAACTGTGGGTCATTCTCGCCAAGTGCTACAATCTCTTCGTCTGTAGGTGGCTTCAGTATAGGATGCGGAGTAAAACTAAGTTCCATCTTCTTCGTCCTCCAAATCAGCTTCTTCCCATATTAATTCAATATCATCTTTATTCATTTCAGATAAGGTCTCTCGGCAGAGAGTCTTACCTATGTAATAATTAGTATAATCATATGTTAGTGAAGCTTCATCATCAATGACGATTATAGCCCAATTAGGGAAATGCTCGGATAAGATAGCTTTCGCTTTTGCGAATGCCTCTTCCTCTTGTTCTGACATCTTATTCTTCGACATCTATAACTTCCCCCTTAATTAACTTAATTCTTTCCTTGGCTTTTTGTATAGTCTCCTCGTAATCTTCTTGTGTAACTACATTTCTGTTTTCAGTTATTGAACTAGCTTCTCCTCTTGCAGTTAATGCCTGCCTTGCAGAGTTTGCCTTGGCAATACTTATCTCCTTTATGTCCCTCGGAGTCGGCTGATACTCGCCTGTTTGTATCGCTTCCCTTACATTCTGTATCAAATCCTCCTCTAGACTCTCTAAATTTACATAACTTCTTGCTGATAATTGACCTCCTAACTCCCTAAATGTGTTCTTATAGTCTGCATAATCGACTAATACATTGAGTATAGTACCACGGTCAAAGCCATATTTGCGTATCATCTGCGTCTGCGACACCCCAATAGAGTGCAAATATAGTATTTTAGCCACCTTTTCAGGCTTCTCTCTAGACAAACTGCGCGATTTTGTAAGTTCTTTTAACTCAGCAACTTGTGAAATTGCCTTACTTATCTCTGTCTTTAACTCCTCTTCAGCACTCATGGGACTTTTTTGTCTCTTCGATGGGACTTTATTGTACCACCTATACCAAACAATAACCAAACATTAGTATAAAAGCAGCTATCTTGTCAAGCCCCATTGGGCATCTAAATTTTTGAGGGGCGATATATATATAAATATATGACGATGCGTGCAAAATTTTGACCCCCGCCCCCCCTATATCAAGCCAATCACTATAAAAATAGGGTACCCCCTTTAATCTTATGAATAACTATTTCTTTTGTTATTAGAGTATGTATTTTTATCCCCTTTTTAGTGGTTGGTTTTTGGTGGGGGTTCATCAGGTGAAACTTAGGTGAAAAATTGGCTTCAAGCCGCTACAAAAAAAGTTTTTTCTCAGTATTTAAGCCACCTAGCAAGGATTGTAAAAGATTTTTCTTGAAAAAAAGAGGGTACCCCCTATTATGGTTTTTAATGGTAGATTACTACCAGAATTAAACCATAAAATATTATGATAAATTACAATAACTATAAAAACACAATTGAAGCTCTAACAGACCAAAAAAGAAAGGTAGGAATCGAGCTTGAATTTGATGCAATAAGCGATGAGAACTTAACAATTGCTATACAAGCGATAAGAGAACTAGGGGTCGATATATCAAAAGAAAGTTACAATCACAATACACGAAATTATTGGAAAATTGTGACTGATGCGAGCTTAAGAGGGCGTAGACCTTATGAGCTTGTAAGCCCACCTTTGTCCCCTTTGGAAATGGCAAGACAGTTAGATTTGATTCTTTCTAAGTTTAGCGACAGAGTAATGGAAGTAAATGCTTCAATGGGCTTTCATATCCACCACGAAGCCCCACGATTTAGCCCTAAAAGACTAAAATATTTGGTTAATCATTTCGTCAAAAACGAGGCTAATTTTGATGCTATCGTTAGCCCTTCAAGACGTTCAAGTCAATGGTGTTCAAGCAATAAAAGATTGCTTAAAACCTCAGTTAATAGCCAAGGTGTAAACGATGAAATAAGCCGTTATCATAAAATGAATTTACAATGCTTTGCAAGATATGGTACAGTTGAAATTAGACAGCACCAAGCGACCTTGAATTGGCTTAAAATTGTAAATTGGCTAATCTTTACCCAAGCTCTCATTACAAGGTCTTATCGTAAAGTTACAGAGACTGAAGGATACGACAATCCAATGCACAATTATATCCTTGCTAGTAAATGGGCAACTGAATTCAAAGGGGGATTGATGGCAACAAGCCAAGAAGCCGAGCATTTCCTTTTATGGCTTAGGGATAGAATGGAACATTATGGGGTACAGAAGCCCTTTACAATGTATACAAGAC